TATCAGATACCATATTGGTTGCTGCACAGTTAAAGGATGGCAGTGGTGCCATTACCTCTGCTAGATCACGGGCAGCTACATCTACAAAGTTTGCAACTAAAGGCTTTGGGTAATCCTCTGAGAACATCGCTGGATATACTTTTGATATATCACCTTGGCGCACAGAAAGAACATCGCGCATACGCTGGTCTCTAGCTGCATAGCGGTTCTTCAACCGATCTATCTTTGAGACTACCTCTTTAGTTGATAACAATATTGCTCCTTAAATAAATGTGCGTTCCTTCTCAGCAAAGAGTTCATCTAGATTGACGACTACTCTTTTGTTTTGTTCATACTTTGATAGGAATGGATTTTTAAGATGGTGTGTCTGGTACTTACCATAGTTGAGCATCTCTCTTGCTCTGATCTCACAGAACCAAAGAGCCATTACCATATCTGTCTTACCCTTAGTCGTAGGAGACCAAGTAATTAACTGCTCTATTAGAGCCTTAATGTTTTCAGTTTGATCTGAAGGCAAATGTATTAGGTTATCCCTATGGTGCTTACCATCAAATTGCTTAGTACCAAATAAGGTAGCCATAGATGCAACACCGAAACCTGCATCCCATTTATTATTACCAGTATGGTGTTCTTTAAACTGTACACCTTTAGATGCTAAGTGCATCTTGATACCTTCATCTTGTGTTAAGAAAGATTGAAATGCGTTCTTCTCTACTATCCACTCACTAGGACCATACAGGGATGTCCAGTCAAATATTAAATTTCTAATAGCAGCAGGGCTAGGCCGCGTAATCTTGATAGCATCTACGATGTAGCGTTTGTTACTAGCTCTATCTATTGCATAACAGATAGCTGCGGTATCTCCTACCATCGCAGGATCAAGTCCACAGATAAAAGTAAAGCCATTTAAATCTCTTGGGTGTCCAGGATGACCTGCGGTTAATCTACCCGACTTACGCATACCATCAATAGATCCACGAACACAGACTGGGTCAAAGGCTGCATCATCTGATATATCTTGTTGCTGGTAAATCAAAGCCCAGGTTGAAGCATCCATAGATTGGCGTTCGTTATATAGGTTACGCCCATTCCATCTAGGGTAAAGATTAGTTACTGGATCCTTCTCAGTCTCTTCCTGACCATCAAAGGGTTGATCGGATGCGGGCCATAAGGTTTCCCATTTATCGGGATCATCATCTACTGTAAGTAGAGCTGGCATTGCTAGGTAGGACCAAGGTACTAGGCCACCAGGATATCTATCGTTGTTGCGTAGTTCTTTATATAAATCAACTGAGGCAACACGGGTACCTATGATAATAAGTTTACCTGTAGGGTTAAGACGAGATCTAACATCTTGGGTTAACCACTTGATCTGTCGTTCAAAGTCATTAGCATTGGATAGAGTTACAGCATCGTCTACTATAATCATATCTGCTCGTTTACCGTAGATCTGACCGCCAATACCAACTGCTTCTATATTGGGATCCTTCTCACCAGATTCACGCAATTCATCACCGAAGGTAACGCGAGTTGCTTGCCAGGAGGCCGACTTAGATTTAAAACCAATACCGGCAGCGTAAGCTGACTGGAGGGCCTCATACTGCGGATGGGTAAGTCTTTGCTTTATAGCGTATAAAAAGTCTGCGGCTAATCTTTGAGTTTGGGAAACTATTAAGACTCTAAAGTTTGGGTTCTTACAGACCTGCCAGGTGACGTAGTCAATTGTAATAGTCATTGACTTGGCGTGGTTGGGTGGAATGTTTAGAAGTATGCGGTTATTAGCTAATCCTTTTTCATACTTCATAGAGGGGTGCAACCAAGAAGGTTGCCCGACCTCAATCATATCTACTAAATTTTGTTGATGGGGAAAGGTCTTATTATGTAAGAAGCGATCCCTGAACTGGGCGAAGGTAATCTCATTTACATCACCTAGTGCAAAGTTCTTATCTCTAAGACCTAGGCGGGTTCTATCTACCTTGTCTGAGAATATCTTGTCTGTCCTGCGGTAGTACTCATAAGTCTTAATGGATTTACCGGCGGAGGCACAGGCTTGCTCTATCGTCATACCTTCTGCTACGGAATTTAAAATAATCCGCTTGCCGATATCTGCTGAGTTCTCAGCCATTTAACTCCCCTGTGGATAAACCTGTGGATAAGCGCCGAGAGTAAATTCTTTTAATTTTACTAGGCCCAGAATATTATACTGGAGATAATATTACACTACACCTGCCGCTTTGCGTATGTTGTCTGGTAACTCCCGAAGGAGCTACAGCGACTGAGGGGTAAAACCTTCGCTCGCCCTTAGGGGGCATCGCGTAGGTTTACCGAAGCGATGTGGTCGTAAAACTTAAAGCGGTTCGTTTTACTCCCCTACTATATATAAGGCGGGAAATTAACTCCATTTCCCGTTTTCTGGTAATAAATCTTTATAAATGTGATACACCTCACTTACAAAGTATATCAAAACGGACATATCGGGCTATATCCAGCCAGCTTCACTTTAGCAAATATTTTTATATAGAGTACATAATACTAACTCATCTCTATATTTAACACCTGGGGTCGCTCGGCTGGCTTGTGTGGTGTTTGCTGAGTGTGTATGCCTGTCCGATTTGCTATGGTTAGCGGTTAGCAGATTGTTAGATAAAATCCCCGGGCGGCCTACCCCTAGGCGCCCTCCCGTTAACAATAACCCGGCCTTAGATCCGGGCAGCTCTTACAATTTAAATGCCTAGCAAGAGTAATTAGATTAAGGCCACCTACTAACTAAGGAGATCTATCTAATGAACGCTAACACCTACCCGCTAACCGCTCACCTATCGCCCGGCTCTATTAGCCGGCTAGTTTATTGGTCAATAGCTTACGCACTAAGCCACCCCGGCGAATTAAACCGGGCAAGGTTAGCCGCCGGCCTAGCCGGTGATAAGTATCAGCAAGCTGCCGCCGGCGCTCTAATAGCTGCCGCCATAATCAACGCCACGCCGGGGCAATAAGTAACCGGCGGATAGTTGACATACGGTAGACACCCGCACTATTCTTAGACGGTGAGCAGATGGCTCACTTATTGATAATAGATAGGATCAGATTATGAAAGCTTTATTTATTTTAGCAGCTATTACCCCGCCGCTATTATTTATAGTTAGCGGCCAAATAGTTTTAACCGTTGCCAATATCGGCGCTTTACTATTGATCGCCGGCCTTGCAACTAGTGTGACCGTAATGATCGCCGCTCTTAATAGTGGGGTAAAGTAATGAATAGATCAAAACAATACGTAAGACTAACCGACACCATCACCGGTGAGCTTATAGTTAGCGCTGATCTAACACCGGCGGCAGCTAGGCGGATCATTAAAGAGTACGCCCGATTTGGTTATGAATTGGCGGTGGCTATCTAATGACCAATAAATGCGATAGTTGCAACAATAAGGCCGCTTATACCGTCGCCGGCTATTACCTGGCGCACTACCTATGCGCCCCCTGCGCTGCTAGCTTATGCTTAAAGCAAGGCGACACCGTCGGCGCTGCTAAGCTTATCAATCAATAGTGTTGACCTATCGCCTACCGGTGAGATACGGTAGGCGGTGGGATTCCACTAACGGGATCACTAACGGGAGGATATACCTATGAATAAAGATCACCTAATCGCAGCGCTTGAAGAGATAAACGCTGCCAATGCTATCGGCGACAATATGTCGGCCTTATGGGATAAGCTGCCGGATTATGTTGCCGGCCCTAATTGGATAGGCGAGATTATAGACGCAGCTAGCCAATGGCAAGGATACTTATATGAGGATAAAGACTACTCACTAGACGATCTAACCGATTACGTGCACGAGCTAGCTAATAGTGAGTGTGAAACCTATTATTCACATATAAATAAGCGTGTACAAGATCTAGCCTTATGGGCTTATCCGGCGATAGATAGCGACGTGGAGGAGCTAACCGGCGGGCAGATAGTAGATCTAACCCTAACCGGCCTTAATTCTCTTTACTTATTCGCAGCGATGAGATCTTTATTCGCTGCGGTAATAGAGTACGCATATGAGCGGGCAGCAGAATTAGAGAGTGAGCTTACTAGTGCATAAGCCTATCTATTACCGGATCCGGTTAGGTGTGAGGATCTTATTCTGGCTAAGTGTTGCCGGTTTATTCTGGCTAGTTAGTAGCCGTCTATGGTGGACACCGGGCGGCTATTGTATCGGCGATCTAGTTAGCTGCGGGTAATTGGTGGCGTATTATCGCCGCCGGCCTAATATCCGGCGGCGGTAATCTCCTACCAATAAAGGGTTAGCCGGTAAAGCGCCGGCTAATGGTAAGAGAGAGAGAGAGAGTACGCATATGATAGATCTATTAGGCGTAAACACTTACGCTCAGATAGCAGCGAATAAATTGGCGGGAGAGAGTGATCTTACCGATCAATTTACCCAACTAGTCAGCACCTTAGACACCAAATTAGCGGATAGGGGAGAGATCCTAGCCAAATTAGAGAGTAAAGCTGAGGAGATAGGCAGCGATAATCTATGGAATAGATACGAGAGTGCCGATCAAGCCTACGCTTATGGGCTAGACCTTAGATCCTTATTGGAGGATTACTTAGCCGGATATGAGGATCGGGAGGGGTTAGAGTGGCAGCTTGCCGATCTAGTTAAGTCTACCGGTAGCGAATTATGGTACCGGTTAGAACGTGCTCAATGGTAAAGCTATTAGTTAGCCGGGAGAGTAACGGCGTATTAGGCAACTATTACAGCGTAAGCGCCTATGATGGCGATACTTACTTAGGGCAAGAGATCTACGCCGGATACACTAAGAGAGAGAGTGAGCGCCGGGCAAGAGAGAGCGTAAGAGAGAGAGGAGGGCTAGGATTATGGGCCAGAAAATAGAGCAAGAGATCGCCGACGGTATTATCGCAGCAGCGCCGGATAAGGAAAGCGCAGCGATAGCTAAGTCTATGATAGATAGCGGTAAAATTATAATTATGGGATTTTAGTTGGTGGCTTACTATGCGAGCCTATCGGTATACGGTAGGCTTGCGTAGTATCCTACTAGTGATAGCGGGAGAGAGTAAGCGAACGCTTACTTAATTACGGATAAGAGAGAGGGAGAGAGTATGACTATAGCTTGCGAGTTGCAAGACTTAGAAGTGCTTATGAATAAAGCCGGTGTGCAATTAACCGGTAATGCTTACGATATAGCGCAAGATTATCTACAAGATAATTGTGCGTGTGCTACCTATCAATATCTATTAGGTTATAAGGCGGCTATCTAATGGATTTCGTAATTGTATGCACTAATTGTTGGCAGAAAACTAAGTATGATGCACTAAGTGTAGTAAGTGGCGAGCCTTGCAATAAATGCGGTGAGCTATTATGAATAAACATAATCACAATTTCTTAGCTACCGATATCCCCGGCGTATGCCTATGCAAGTGCGGGGTAGAGAGATACTACTCACGAGAGCTGCAAGATTATGTAATAGTAGAGGGAGCGGGCGTATGAATACTATGCAAGATCTAATCAACGCTATTAAGCCAATACTACCTAATGCGTTAATCATAGATACCGATAGCGGTATCTTAATAGAAACCGGGCTAGAACTAGGCCTAGGTGGATTACTACAAACAATAGAGAGAGAGGGAGAGTGATGGATACTAAGCAATATCAACTACCAAAGGGCGTTGAGTTAGAGGTGGTTGACTACGATATAGAGAGAGAGGATAGGCAAGATAGTGCCTTCTATACTGATAACGATATAAGCCTGATAGCTCGCTTAACCTATGGTGGCAGAGAGTATGGCATTTATTGTGTCGGTGAAATGCGTATTCACTACAAGGACAGAGTGATTAGATACAGCAGCGATCTTAAAGAGGTAGATATAGAAAACGATACCGACCTAAAAAAGATAGAGGCAGAGGGCGGAGAGTGGATTAACAACTCCTGGTTTGAGGTGGAGGATTACACCACAGGAGAGTTCACTCAGGAGGTATATCACGAGGTAAAGGAAGCGATAGAAACCGTAGCTAATTGGATAACAGAGGAGGTTAAAGTATGAAAGCTACCCCGGTTATTTGTGGTGAGTGCTTGATCCCGGTATCAGAGTGCTGCCATAAATTATATATATTAGATGAGTTAGAGAGAGATGCTAACCGGCTAATACAACTAGCGAAAGAGAGAGAGGAGATGAGTAAATGAAAACCTATGAGGTAAATATAACTATCACTTCCAATGGACAAGCAAGGGTGAAAGCCACCTCACTAGAGGAGGCGTGGAAGCAAGCAAACAACCTGACTATCGGTGATTATGAAATGATAGATGGTAGTGAGGACAAGGTAGAGATAGTGGAGGTGAGCGTATGAAAGAATTATGCCAATTCTGCGGGTGGGAGATAGCAAGAGTGGACTGGTATCACCGATACAACGGCAAGCTAATCTGCGATAACTGCGTAATGGATACAATGAGCGAGAGAGAGAGGGAGAACGCAAGATGAAAGTTAAACAGGCACTAGAACTGTTAAATGATCTACCTTTGGAAGCTGACTTGGCTATTCAATGGTATACAAAAGAGGACATAGAGACCAACTTAGAGAGAAAGATAACGAGAGAGGTTTGGGAAGATGTCTGCGAGTATGCTTGTGATGAACCGGATATGAGAGATTTCTCTATCCCATACCTACTAGAGAAGATGGAGAGGGAAGATGGGTAATATAGTGGAGCTATTCAACGATCAAGAGAGGCGTATTACCTTCTATGAGGTATCAGATAGCCAGGACATAGCCATATGGGGCGGAGAAAACCCCATAGAGGCCTTAAAGTGGTATCGTAATAGTCCTAAAGGAAGCAAGGTAAGGGTATCTGAGTGGCTAACCACCGAAGAAGATGCCAAACCAATCGTAGATGGCGTGGAGATAACCCCACTAGTCCTTGCTACAATAGCTGACTGTATAGAGAGATGGAGTAAATGAAAAATACACACAGAGTTAAAGCTGCTGCCGATCAAGCAGTTCGCCAACGTAATTACCGACGAGCGAGAGAGAGAGCGTTCACTAGGTTAGCTAACGCTTTCCCTGATATTTATCGTGCCTACTTGGAAGAGGAGAAACTATCTGATGAAAAGATGGGTAAGAAATGGCTTGATATTGATGGCAACACTAGCCTTACTGACACAAGGTCATCATAAATTATTTCCACCTACCACAGTAGGTAGAATACCTGATGGCGTAATAGAGAATAGGAAGGCAACGCAAGATGAGAAGAACCACAATAGAAAGATCGCAAAGGCCTACGCTCAGGCTGGTTGGGGCTGGAGTGGGAGAGAGAGCGAGTGCTTACTCGCCCTTTGGACCAGTGAGAGCAGGTTTGATAACTACGCAAAGAACCAGCGAGGATCAAGTGCTTACGGAATTGCTCAACTCCTTGGAGAGAAAGATAGTAGAGCTGAGTATCAAATCTTGCGAGGTCTTAAATATATTTCTAAGCGATACGGAACACCTTGCAAGGCGCACAGGT